GTTCGCCTGGGACCGGTACCCGAGCCACACCGGCAATCGGGAACAGGCCCGAAACCTGTGGCGGGCCATCACCGGCGGCGACCCGACCGTGCCGCACGTCGAGGCCAGCCAACTGCTCGGAGCCGTCATCAGCTACGCCCAAACCGTGCGCCAGGACGGCGACCGGTTCACGCCATCGATGCGCAAATGGCTCGAAAACCGGCAATACGTCAAATGGCTGTCAAACACACCGGCACACACCGAATGGGGCGGCATCACCCGCCAATGGCTCAACCAGCACGCCATCAGCCAAGTCCCCTCAGGCACGTGGACGGACAGCGTCGAACAGACGTTCTGGGCCCACGTCAAAACCGGCGAAGAGCCGGAGACCGTGGCCGCAAGGCTCGTGACGGAAATCAACGACAGGAGCCAGGCATGAGCGACCAGCCCACATCCGAGACCCTGCGCCTCGTGGAAGGCCGCGAGTCCAACCGGTGCATCGTGTGCGACCGATACCTGCGTGCGGGAAACTGGCCCGGCATGAGCCACCACCACCGGAAACGCCGCAGCCAGACATACGGCGACCCCGAACGGCACGCGCCATCGAACGTCATCGACGTGTGCGGCACGGACAACAGCACCGGATGCCACGGATGGATCCACCAACACCCCGAACAAGCCCGAGCATTGGGCTACCTGCTCAAAAGCTACGACCCCGAGCCAAGCCAAGTGCCCGTGTACAGCTGCCGGCGCGGCTGGATACTGCTCGACACCGACGGCCAATGGCATTCATGCCCGCCACCCGAAGACCTCCCCACCCACATCAACATCAAGAAAGGCAACGAATGAACGACACCACGACAACCCTCGCCATCGGCCACCGGACCATCCCCCCCCCTCGACCCGCCCCGCCCGCCAAGAAAACCCGACATGCTCCTCTGGGTCGACACCGAAACCACCGGCGTCGACCCCTACCAGTGCGAACTCCTGGAAGTCGGCATGCAAGTCACCGACATGACCGGCAAACACCCCCACGACAGCCTCCACCTGATCGTCCACCCCGACAACATACGCAACTGGGCCAACTACCCCGAACTCCTGAAAGCCTACGAAATGCACCTCGCCAACGGACTCATGCTCGCCGCCGCCGAAGCACCCAAGGACACCTACGACTACCAGCACACCGCATGGAACATCCACGAATTCCTCAACGACCAACTCAGCCAATACACACTCCACCCCGCCGGCACCAACGTGGACTTCGACCTACGCCAACTCGACGTCCACCTCAGCCGCCACCTTAACCACCCCATCGCCGAAGGACTCCACCACAGAAAACTCGACCTCACCACCCTGCGCCTCACCGACCAAGCCATCGGCCGCGACCCCTACCAGAACCACGCAGGCACCCACCGAGTCCAAGACTGCATCCACAGGGACATCAACGACTACACCGCCTACCTCGACATCATGCGAGCCGGACACCAAGGAACCCAATCATGAACACCGGCAAACGAATACCCGCAACCCTCACGGCGATCCTCGCCATCCTCGCGCTCGCTGCATGCGGAGAAACACCCAAAGGCGGCGGCCAGGGCACCGTGAACAACCCCGACCCCGGATACGTCCGCTGGTACGAACTGCCCGACGGCAGCGCGGCCGTCCGATGCTTCTCCGACTCCGGCGGAGCGTCATGCGACTGGGGACACATCGAACTCAAGGACAAGCAATGAGCACCCACACCACAACCCCCGCCCCGCAGACCATCGAACTCATCCGCCGCCTCCTGGAAGCAGCCCACCGACCCGAACCGGCCAACGATCCGACCATCTGCGCGATCTGCGGCGCACCGCTCACCGACACCACGTCATCCATCTGCCCCGACTGCCGGGAACTCGAAAAGGACTGGTAAGCATGCACGCCACCACATGGGCCAACGACCCCGTCAACTCACCAAACCACTACACACGCTCGCACCCGGGCATGGAGTGCATCGAACTGACCGCCGACACCAGCTTCTGCCTCGGCAACGCCATCAAATACCTCTGGCGCTACCACAGCAAGGGCCGACCCGTCGAAGACCTCGAAAAAGCCCGATGGTACCTCTGCCGCGTCATCGACCACGACGAGAAGATCGCATGGACACGCCAACAACACGCCATCCTCGACACCCTCGCCAACGATCCCACCATCCCCGACGCCGAAGCGCACACATGGGCGAAACTCCGGCAAGGCTTCCCCGATTCGGCCCTCGCCTGCCTCGACCGCCTCATCGAACACGAAAGGAACCAACAATGACCAACCCCAACACCTACAACACGGCCTGCATGACCGGTGTCATCGACAACGTGGACTTCACGCTACGCGACGACTCCACCAGCGTGACCATGCTCATCCCACCCGACACACCCGTAGGCACCAGAACCATCATCATCCCCCAAGGCTTCACCCTCGCCGAACACCGGATCATCCGCGAAGCCATCGCCGACGCGCTCGCCGACCACGGGGAGGAACTATGAGCCCCGAAAAACCAGACGCTTTGCTGTGGATGGACGTGGAAACCACCGGATTAGATGCGAACAAGTGTTCGATACTGGAGATTGGGTTGCGCTGCACCACATTGGACGCGATGCGAGAGCACGCGCTCCTCGAAGCGGTCGTCCACATCAGCCGGGAGACCATGCTCTCCGCGCAACTGCCCGCCCTGGACCTGCATCTGAACAACGGTCTGCTCGCCCGAGGCAATCGCACGGAAGACCGTGAGATTCATCAAGGACATGAGCGGCATGTACACGCTGCACCCCGCAGGCACGAACATCCAACGCTTCGACCTGCCCATAATCCTCAGATTCTGCGCAACCGCGGAACGCATCGACGACCTACTCTCCTACCGGGCACTCGACCTGACCGCACTGCGCCTCACAGCCAAGACGCTCGGCCGAGACCCCTACACGCACAGGGCCAAGCCCACGCACCGCGTCCACGACTGCCTGGACAGGGACATCACGGAATACCGGCACTACCTCACCCTCATGGACCCCAAGGAGACCAGACCATGCTGAAGCCACGCTGCATCCTGTGCCGCAAACCAGTGCCCGACAACCACACCCGCTGCGTCAAACACTGGCTCAACAACCAGAACCAGTGGATGGAAGACGACCAACCTGTCCACCAGCACTGCACACCCAGAAGGAGACCACTATGAGCCACACGGCAAGAATCTTCACACAGGAACAGCTCACCGACGCATTGGCGAGCGCCTGCGTGCTGGAGGGCGTGAGCATCCTGCACCGTTTCCAGCAAGCGGATAAGGACCACCGCAACCTCAAGGCAGTGGCCAAAACCATGTACGAGACCAGCGGAGAACCCACCATCGTGGAGGACGACGATGAGTGACCTCACCCAACAGGCATTGACGGCGCTCGCCGACGCGGGACTGGGCAACGAGTCAGCCGCCGAAGCGTTCGTCGTCGGCTACCAGGCCGGCTGGGACAAGGCGCTCAACCTGGCCATCAGCATCGAAAACGAACTCAACTCGGACGAGCCCACGGACGAGGAGATCGAGACCTGCGCTCGAGGGTTCTTCGAGGACACACCCGGCCCCACCAACTGGGACGCCGTCAGCGAAGTCTCCAAACAGGCATGGCTGCACGCGGCCAAAAAGGCGCTCGCAGCTGTCAACGCCATGAAAACGAAGGAACAACAATGAACGAGAACACAACCCTCACCGACATCATCGACGCGGCGCTCGCCGCCGGATGCCAGATCAGCGTGACCATCACTCCCAAAGACTTCTACAACGAATCACAGGAGCCGGAGGAATGAACGTGAGCGAAAGCATCGACTGGCGGCATTCCACGCCGGGAGAGCTTGACCTGCACCGGTTCATCGGACTCACGAGGAGAGGCCAAACACTGGACGGCTATCTCTCCTGCTTCATGCAGAACGGCTGGTGGACACTCACCGACGCCGACAATCTCGCCACCGTCATCAAACCGGACGCCAACGGAAACCCCACACTCAACACCGAACTCTTCCGCTCCATCAACGTACTCAAGGAAATACGACCATGAAAAAAACTACATTAGTCCACCACAGAACTACATTAATCACCACCGGTTTTTATAGCGCGCTCGCCGGAGGCACCCGATGAGGCGCGAAAGCTGGTCGGTGGAATCCACCATCGGACTCCTGTTCACCATCATCATCGCGATACTGGCACTCGCCATCGTATCCGCCATCGGCCTGGCCGCGTACGCCGCGATGGACACCGGCCCCAGCCAGCGCATCGTGCAGCAGGTGGAGACCACGGGCGACGTTCGCCGCCTATGCATCGAGGCTCGAACCGGCGAGCGCGTCGATGCCATGTCATGCGACTTGATTGATCCGCATACGGGAGGTGTTGCGAAGTGACGAGTCAGGCGATACGCGACAAGGTGCTCGCATGGCACGGGCGCGGCTACGGCGCGACGGATACGGCCCGTCAATTGGGTCTGCCGTTGGAGGAGGTGCGCGCGATCATCCGCGAGGGCGACGGTCGGCCGAAACCGCCATGCAAGGTCGAGTTCATCGAACCGCCGCTGTTCGAGGAATGAACTGAAATACCAGATAAAAACGAAACCCTCCACACGAGGCGGAGGGCATGTCAGCAAACAACCAGTTTAGCCGATGTGGAGGGGTTTCGTGAACTGCCAGAACTGCAACACCATAATCGAAAACGGGTACGCGCTGTGCACGGCGTGCGAGCTGCGCTTCGCCGGCACGCTCCTGCGACTCGCGCGCGACGTCACGCCGTTGCACGACTCGCTGGACGCGACCCTGCATCCGGGCGGGCACGCGCCCGTCAGGATCCAGACGGCCACTCCCCCGACTCCTATCAGGCTTGACGTGCTCGACCTGCTGGACATGCTCGATGCGACGGCGCGCGAACTGTGGCGTTGCTTGGATGTCATCGATGCCTTGGATTGGCACAAGGATCCACGCATGGAGGACCTCGAGTCCACGCTTATCGACTGTGCGGGCCATCCCAGGCTCGCCACGTTCGCGGATGCCGGCTTCTACATGGCGACCATCAACGGCATCGCCCGGAAAATCGACCTCACGTTGGATCCGCCAGAGCAGCGACGCGAGATCGGCACGTGCGAGCTGTGCGCCACGATGCTCACCGCAGGCGCGGCAGACCAGTGGGTTACCTGTCCCGTGTGCGGACGGGAACAGCGAGCGCAGACGGTCAAACTGCGTAGGCTCAAGACGTTGTGTTGGGATGATTCCAGGCGAGGGTCGGCGGCTGAGATAGCCAAGGCGTTCACGGATGCAGGGATACCGGTGCGTAGGGGTACGCTCAACGTGTGGGTCAACCGAGGCAAGCTGCCCTCCAGCCCTCAGGGCCTCGCCTATTGCGACGTGTACCGACTCGTGATCGGCGGAGCGGCTTGACAAAATTGTCACTGTAACCGATGATTGCAGTGGCAGAAGTGTCGAAAAACCCAGCTCATGTGGCTGGGTTTTCGCGTATCTGACCGCATTGCATGGGGCGAGAGTACTCCGCCGGCACGTCCAAAGCGCCGGTGATGTTCGCCCCGCCACTCTTTTCATTTGATTGTGAGGCGATGACGCCATGACAATGCCGGGCATGCCGACCATCAGCCTGCAGATCACGTGCAGGGGGAATACCCTCGCCGACATCGACGCCCTGCCCGTGCCCGTGAGCGTCACCCCGGCCGGCCATCTGGTGGTCGACCCCCTCGAACCCATCGTGCGCCGGGCCACGCAGGCGTTTATAGACACCTGGCAGCAGCTGTGCGCAGAGGCCGAGCCATGAGCGGGCGCGCTGTCAACCCGCGTTGGAGCAACGGATACCGGCGCCGGAAGGAACAAGCCAGGTACCGGGCCATGGGAGCAAACTGCTATATCTGCCTTCAACCCATCGACTACTCCCTGCGCTCGCCGGATCCTTGGAGCTTCGTGATAGACGAGACCGTACCCATCGCCAGAGGCGGCAGGGTGTGCCATTCCAACAGCGGGCCCGCGCACCGCTGGTGCAACGGCATCAAGGGCACTCACACGCTCGAATGGGCGCGCGAGCGAGTCCGTCAGCTGCTCGACGAAAACGATGGCATGCCCCCGGTCAAACCCACCTCGATGGGCTTCACGTCCAGCGACTGGTGACACGAGGGTGGCGGGTATACCCTGCCCGGCCCTCCCGAGGCGTCCTCGGGTGCAGCGCCTTTTTTTACACGGTTGTTTTTCCACATGGGAACGGAGCGTAATCGATGACGAAGCCTGCCGAGCGGAAGACCTCGACCGTCTATAACGCGGCCCGTTCCAACGACAGGCGCAGACTACTGGTCGCGTTGCGCAACAAGATCGCCGCCGCGTTGGACGAAGGGGTTCCCGCACGCGATCTGGCGTCATTGTCAAAGCGGTTGTCGGACATCACCGCGGAGATCGTGGCCATCGATTCACGCGAGCATGCGAAGGAGAATCCAGTTGTGCAGGCGTTCGGAATCGGAGACCAGCCCATCGATGCTGGTGCCGGGGGCGAGTGAGCTCATCATTCCCGAGGGGATGACCGCCACCAGCGAGCCCTCGCTGAACGCGTTCGTGGAGGCGTTGGGTTTCACGCTCGACCCCTGGCAGCGGGCCATCAACCGGATCGCCTTGGCCAAACGTTCGGACGGCCTGTGGGCGGCTCGCAACGTTGACATGAGCATTCCCCGCCAGACGGGCAAGACGTTTGACGTCGGCTTCGTGCCCTTCCACCGTTGCATCCGCAACCCACGGTTCACGGCCATATGGACCACTCACCACTTCAGCGTCACTCAGGACACGTTCCAAAGCATGCGCGATATCGCGCTCATGGAGGAGATGGAGCCGTTCATCGACCCCGACCACGGCATACATTCCGCAGCGGGCAAGGAGGCCATCTACTTCCGCAATGGTTCGCGCATAGCGTTCAAAGCACGTGAGAACGGAGCCATCCGCGGTTTCAAGAAGGTGGGTCTGCTCATCCTGGATGAGGCGCAGCACCTGTCTGATGCGGCTCTGGCCTCAGTGCTGCCTACCCAGAACCGTGCCGACAATCCGCAGACCTGGTATATGGGCACTCCACCGGGGCCCACGCAGCAGGGCGACGTGTTCGCGCGCCACCGCGCCAACGCGTTGGCCAGACGGTCGAAACGCACCCTGTACGTCGAATTCTCCGCCGACCGTGGCACCGACCCGCTCGACCGCAGCCAATGGATGAAGGCCAATCCCTCATATCCGCTGCATACGAGCGATGAAAGCATATTGAACCTGTACGAGGAGCTCGCGGAGGATGACTTCCGCCGTGAATGCCTCGGCATCTGGGATGAATCCACGTTCCGTTCCGCGATAGACGCGGACGCATGGCGAGCGGGAATAGTGGAGGAACGCAAGCCCGGCGGCTGGAACGCGATAGGCGTGGACATGCCGCCCGACCGCACGAGCCTCGCCATCGGCGCATGCCGCGCATGGGAGGATGGCAACGCGCACATCGAACTCGCCATGTTCCGCGATACGAAGCAATACGGGGTCGCATGGGCCGTTGATTGGATCGCGCAACGCTGGCCGCGCATGGCCGCGGTGGTCATCGACGCGCAATCCCCGGCCACCGTATTGGTGCCCGATCTGAAGCGTCGCGGCGTGAACGTGACGCTCACCGGCCCGACCGACATGGGGCAGGCCGTGGGCCGTTTCCAGGACATGATCAGAGACCGCAGACTCGCTCATCTCGAACAGGCCCCGTTGGATGTGGCCGTAGGCGGGTGCGCGTTGCGCAACATCGGCCAATCCGGAGCGATGGGCTGGAACAAGCTCGGCTCGGATGTTGACATCAGCCCGCTGGTCGCCGTCACCTTGGCCCTGCATGGGGCGATGACCTCGAAACGCAGGCCCGGACAGAAGCAAAGGATGATTCGACTGTCATGATCAGTTTCCCAAACACCATCAGCGGCCTGACCAACAGCGAGCAGGAGCTTTACCGCAAGCTGCTGCGACGCTTGCTGAAGAAGCGCAGGCGCAACCGGCTGCGTTCCAAGTACTATAACGGGCGCAACGAGTTGCATGATATTGGTTATTCGCTGCCTCCCATCGCCAAGGACATCGATATCGTGGTCGGCTGGCCGGCCAAGGCCATCGAAGGCCTCGCCAACCGTGTGAGGCTCGACGGCCTCCTGCCGGCTGATGGCGGCGAGCTGCCGTCTTCGGTTTCCGATCTGATGGATGAGAGCGATCTCGTGCAGCTCGCGCAGAGCGTGCACACGGACGCGTTCGTCCACTCCTGCAGTTTCGTGGCCGTGCTCTCCGGCGACACGTCGAAGGGCGAGCCGGAGGTGATCATCCAGGAGTTCACCGCCGACGTGGCCACCGGAGAATGGGACAAGCGACGCAACCGTTTGAAAAGCGCGCTCCTGTTCGACACCGACGATGAATGCGATGAAATCACCGGCATCTACCTGATGCACTACGGGCAGACCATCACCATCGACCCGGTTGGAGCGGGCTGGAAGGTCGGGCATCGCGAACCGAACGACCAGCAGCGCATCCCCTGCGAACTGTTCGCCTACCGGCCCGACAGCAAGCGCCCGTTCGGTCGTTCGCGCATCGACCGCACGGTGATGAGCTTGACGGATTCGGCGGTGCGCACGTTCCTGCGCTCCGAGATCCAGGCTGAACTGTATTCCGTCCCGGCACGCTATTTCCTCGGGGTTACCGAGGACATGTTCACCGATGACGACGGCAATCTGGTGCCGAAATGGCAGATCATGCTCGACCAGGTGCTTTCCCTGCCATCCAATCCGCAGACCGGCCAGAACCCGGTCGTGGGCCAGTTCCAGCAGGCAAGCTTCGAACCGCATCTCGCCCAATTACGCCAGACGGCCACCATGTTCGCCTCGGCCACGAGCCTTCCACCGGATGCGATGGGCGTGCTCACCGACAACCCCTCCAGCGCGGAGGCCATCGACAAGGCAAGCAAGGAATTATGCCTGCTGGCGGAGAGCTGCCACACATGGTTCGGGCACCCGTGGCGTCGAATTATCGAACGCGCGCAGATCCTCGCCGGTGATGGCGACGTGAAAACCGTGCAACCCATGTGGCGCAATCCAAGCACGCCATCCAAGGCCGCCGCAGCGGATCTCGCATTGAAACTCGTGCAAGGCAACATCCTGCCCGCGGACAGCGAGGTCACCTACGACATGCTCGACCTGACCGACCAGCAGCGCAGCATCCTACGCGGTGAAGCCCGCCGAGCTCAGGCACGCAAATACATCGATTCATTGACGAATGGAGGTACAGATGTTTCTGGACAATCTGAATCTGCCTCCGGAAACAGCCAAAGCACTCGAACTCGGACTCAATGACCTCCGCGACGATTATCTCGACAACCTGTTCGACCTACGCAAACAAGCGGAGACGGCCGCGGAGGAAATCATCGAGGAATACGGCAATGATTTGACGCTCCTTCGCAACAGTTACGCGGATTACGCGCAGAGAACCACCGAACTTGCCAATCGTTACTATGCGAATGTCCGCGACCTATGGGACACGCTCGCCGACGTTGACATGCCGGCGTTCTCCGGCGTATCCGTGGATTCCGACGAAGCGGCATGGAAACAGTTCGGCGGAGTCAACAATACCGATCATCCGGGCTACACCTATGACTCTATACGTTCCGGCCACAACAAGGCGGGCCTGAATATCGATGACATGTGGAATCTGGGAGTTCGTCATCTCGACTCGAAAGGACTGAAGACCCTCGCAGGTCAGATCGTGCGCAATACCGCACGATTGACCATTGAGAACTCCGCCGTGGCCGACCCCACTCGACCCCGTTACGCACGGGTGCCTTCCGGCGCAAAGACGTGCGCGTTCTGCGTCATGCTCGCTTCCCGCGGATTCGCCTACTCCACGGAGAAGTCAGCAGGCGGGGAAGACGAAAAATACCACAATGATTGTGACTGCATGATTATCCCCAGTTGGGGAAGAACCAACATCAAGAGGTACGACCCTGCCAGGTATCTGCAAATGTACGAGACGGCGGTGAAACGTACCGGAACCACCGATTCGCGCATAGTCACCCAATGGATGCGCCACATGTATTCGAGAGAGCTCACAGACGGGGCGGAACCAAAGAAAAAGCGCGCCGCATTCTCTATCGAAAAAGCATTTACCGGCATGCGCGGCGAGAAATCGGTCAGCAAGAAAGCGTGGGACAAGCGGCAAAAGACATTGGGAATCCCCCTTGATTGGGACGTTCTCGAAATGCATGAGATCACGTTCATGGAACGATTCGCCTCATTCGGACAGCGTTTCGAATGGATACCAAAGGATGACAGCGCGTCCCATATGCCCACCAACGATTTCCACTGGACTGAAATGGGGTTGGACGTCGAGCTCAAGGCAACGAAAAAACAGCATCCGAAGTGCGACACATTCGCTAAAGCCATCAGCCGAGCAGTGAATAAAGCCATAGGTAAAGGAGTCGTCAAAGATTCCTTCATCCTGGACGCTTCAGGCGCCGTCATCTCAGGTAAAGAGCTGGCTCGCCTTGCGGAATACAATGTCCTTCACCCCGATTCGAGAATCAGTCATCTGTTCTATCTGGACGAGAAATCTGATGGGATTAAAGAAATTGTTCTGAAATAGCAAGTCCGTGGCACTCCTCCACAAAAAAAGTCATTATTCCAGACTCGCAGAGGACCACGGACATATTTGATTTTATCATCTCCGGCGGATTGCCAGAGCGGTCGATTGGAGCCGGCTGTAAACCGGTCGCCCTTGTTGCCTCGCAGGTTCGAATCCTGCATCCGCCACTTCTCGCGGACCCCGCATGCCGCGTCGTTAACCATGCGAATCAACCAACCATAAGGAGTAACCCATGTTCCGCAACAGGTTCATGCTCTACCGTCACCGCCACCTCATGTTCATCGACTCCGGCGAACAGTCCGGAGGCTCCGGAGAACCATCAGCCGAGCCTGAAAAGCCGACTGGCGAGACCGATGGTGAAGACCGTTCCAAGGATTTCAGCCGTGCGCTCGCCAAGCGGGTCGCCGAGATCGAGGCCAAGTATTCGGATTACGAGGAGCTGAAGGCCAAGGCCGCGAAATACGACGAGCGTGAGAGCGAGTCCAAATCCGATATGGACAAGCTCAACGAGCGTCTCGCGGCCATCGAGAAGGAACGCGACGAGCTGAAGGCCTCCGAGGAGCATCGCACCCTGGTGGACAAGGTCGCCAAGGAGACCGGTCTGCCGGCCGAAGTGGTGGCAATGCTCTCCGGAGACGACGAATCCGCGTTGAAGGAGCATGCCGGCAAGCTCGGCGAGCTCATGTCCTCCAAGCAGCCGAAGCCGCGTCACGGCAGCCCACGTACCGCCCAGGCGGACGGCAGGCGCGCCGATGACAATCCCACGGCTATGGATCTGCTGCGAGACGCCTACTCCGACTGATTTATTTTTTTGAAAGGAGCCAATCATGGCAATCACACTGGCCGACGCGGCCAAACTCTCCACTGATTCCCTGCAGCGCGGCGTATTGGAGACGTTCGTGCAGGAAAGCCCGATCCTCGACCGCATCCCGTTCCTGAGCATCGAAGGCAACAGCTACGCGTACAACGAGGAGGCCACGCTGCCGGGCGTCGAATTCCGCAACGTGAACGAGGCGTACTCCGAATCCACCGGCACCGTGAACCAGAAGAGCGAGAAGCTGGTCATCCTCGGCGGCGACGCCGACGTGGATCGCTTCATCCAGCAGACCCGCTCCAACCTGAACGACCAGCGCGCCACGCAGACCGCGATGAAGGTCAAGGCGATCTCCTACAAGTTCCAGGACACGTTCTTCAACGGCGACACCGCCACCGACCCGAAGAGCTTCGACGGATTGAAGAAGCGCCTGACCGGCTCCCAAGTCATCAGCCCCGCCGCCACCGGTCTGAAGGTGCTCGGAAACGGCGGCGCCGACGTACACGCGTTCCTCGACAAGCTTGACGAGCTGCTGGCCGCGGTGCGCGGCATCAACGCCACGAACGGCGCGATCTACATGAACAGCGCCATCATGGGCAAGTTCCGCTCCGCCCTGCGTCACATCAGCTATGACACCACTCTCCAGCAGGACATCGCCGGCAAGCGGGCCCTCATGTGGAACGGCATCCCGGTGCTTGACGCCGGCACCGAGACCGATGGCAGCATGGTCCTCTCCCAGGATGAGACCTTCGGCGATGGAGAGACGGCGCTGGCGAACACGTCCAGCATCTACGCCGTCAAGTTCGGTTCCAGCGAAGGCGATCAGGCCGTCACCGGCCTGACCAACGGCGGCGTCATGGTCGAGGACCTCGGCCAGCTGCAGGAGAAGCCCGCCTATCGCACGCGAGTCGAGTTCTACTGCGGTGTGGGCGTGTTCGGCGGCCATGCGGCCGCACGCCTGAACGGAGTGCTCAATGCCTAGCAGGACCGAGGAAGTCGCCACCGACATCCTCGACGAACCCACCCCGGTCGCCAAGAAAACGGAACCGGCTGCCGTGAAACCCGTGACGGCTCCGGCTCCCGTGAAGACCAGGCGCGTCAAGACCGTGCCGCATCGCGCCGAATCGTTCGAAACGGTGCGGCCGGACGGCGTGAGGGTGAGGATTCGCCGGGATATCGACAACGGCATGCAGACCATCGAGATCGTGTAGGAGGCCCATCATGGCCGACACCATAGCCGGAGACGCATTCGCCGATGTGAATCAGTTGGAGGCCGGATGGCATCCGCTGCTCGGCGACGAACGCGCACGCGCCACCGAACTCCTGGCCCGCGCCACCAGAATCATCAAAGGAGACTGCCCGAAATGGAGGCTCTACGAGCTTCGCAATCCGGGCACCTGCGGTGACATCTGCTGCGAAATGGTACGCCGCGCCATGATCCCCGACAGCAACGGCCTTGCTCCGGCCGGCGTGACGCAGATGAACACCACCACGGGCTCGTTCTCGGACGGCTACACGTTCGCGAACCCGATGGGCAATCTGTACATGCTCGACACGGAGAAGCGCAGGCTCGGTGTGGGAGTCGAGAAGGCGTTCCAGATCCGGATGGTCGGAGGAAGGCATCGTCATGGAACGTGTTGACGTGTATCGTGGCGCGGCCGAAATGGATGCCGACGGGAACCCGGTGCAGGGTGAGATGCGGCATGTGGCCACGCTCATGGGTTTCGTCGCGCCGGTGGAGGCCTCGCAGTCTCCTGGCGCGGATTCGCAGGGCGTGGCCCGTCGTTTCACCCTGTATTTCCGCGGGGAGCCCGCGGGAATCCTGGACACGGATTGCCTCGTGGTGCGCGGCAAACCGTTGATGGTGGACGGGCCGCCGCTCGAATGGTGGAGGCACGGGCTTCATATCGGCGACGTGGTCAACGCGTTCGTCAGGGAGGGATGAAACCGATGGGCAAGAAGGTCAAAGTGGTGCTCAACCGCAATGCGTTCAGCTCCGAGGTACTGCACAAGGCCGTGAAACCGGTCATGGACAGTGTGCAGGAGCAGATGGAGGGCATGGCCGAAGTGCATCCGTCCATCAAGGTGTACCGCAACGAGGACACCGACCGTTCGAACGTGGTGGCCACCTGTCCGGCCGCGGTGGAGGGCGCTCATGGCGTGCTCACGCAGATGATCGGCAAGGTGGTCGCATGAGCGTGTTCCAACCTCCCACCAGAACACCCCGTTTGGAACGAATCCTGCTGAACCTGCTGCGCGAACGCTTCCCGGATGTCGTGTTCGGCACGCTGCGCAGCAGGAACAATCAGGAATCCGAATGCGTGATCGTGGCGGAACCGCAGCAGAAGGCAACACCCATCAGCCAGTACGTGCGCGTCCGCTGTTCCATCTGGGTGCGCAGGGACGACGGCACCGGTGACCTCGACGCCTCGCACGAGCTTGCCAGCAGCATCGAACTGTATCTGACCGGCTTGTGGCCTCCGACTCCGATCATCAGCATCGAGCATGATTCCGGGCCGGTTCGCATGACCGACGAGAACGGCTGCATCTACTCGTATCTGATTCTCCTGCTTCAGACGAACACCGTTTGAGGCAGTCCATAATTCCAACGATTCGTTTTGAAAGGCGATCATCATGGCTGACAACAGTTACATCAGCTCAGGCAACAACGCCGAACTCGTGCGCGCCGTCAAGGACTACGCAGTGTTCCTGTTCGGCGAAGGCGAGACATACACGAAACCGGCGGGCGCCGATTGGACGCCGTCGGCGAACAAGCTGCCCATCGGCTACAACAGCGAGGACGGCACCACCATCCACCCGGAGCCGGGCGACGAGACCGAGATCAAGGGCCACAACGGCGACGTGGTGTATTCGGAGACCGATCCGGGCTACTGGACGTTCCGGTTCTCCGCGCTCGAAGGCAAGAAGAGCGTCGTGGAACTCTACACAAACTCCACCGTGGACAAGGATGGAGGCATCCACGTCAAGGATGCGTCCACCTCCAAGACCATGTCGATGGTCATCGCCGGCATCGACCAGAAGGAACGTCCCATCGTCATCCACGCGGAGAAGATCAAGGTCTCCGACCGTGACGATATCACCCTCAAATCCACCGACCTGCTCCAGTACAACATGACACTCAAGACGTTCAAGGGCAGCGACGGCTACCAGTGGCATGCGTGGGGAATGGTCGTGGAACCGTCCGCATCCACCGCAGCCCATAACGCCACGGCGGAAGCCGCAGCCCATAACGCCACGGCGGAAGCCTGACCAGCTTCCTCCCCCGCGGGACTCCGCTCTTCACCCGCGGGGCTTTTGATTCTTCCCCGCATCCAGGATGGCGGTCCCGATGCGGGGAACCTCATATCCGACCGCCAAACCAGCAAAAAAGAAAAACCGTATCAAGGAGACCGCCATGACCAACCAATACGCGAAGGTCGAACCCATCATCAACGACGACGACCAGCTGGAGGACGTGCACCTCGACGTTCTCGGCGTCAAACTCGACCTGCCCAACCTCAACAGTGCCGACCTGCCCATCGACCTCGTCAACGTGATCCTGCTGATCAAAAGCCAGCCGGTGCTCTCCGACGAACAGACCGCGCTCGCCATGAGCGCGTTCCTCGCCTACTTCCAACAGTTGCGTCCGGACTATTGGAACGCGTTGCGCAAGACCGGCCACGCCATGGCATGGCTCACCGCCACCGTGCGCACCTGGGCCGAACAATCCGGCCTCGACCCAAAAGCGTTTACCTCAGTGCCCTCCACGCCAATCACAGGGAAGCGTTAGACGCCGACTGGCTCGCCACATACCACACCACATGGAAGCCCGTCACGCTCGCCGAATGGCTCAACGCGCCCGCAGACAGGAAACCCAAAGCCAACTACGGCATCGGCCAGGCATGGCGGCTCACGAGACAGATCCTCAGGAACCATACCAGCCATTGTTTCGCGGCGCTCGCCGGCTGGACGTACACGCCCACCGGGGCCGAAATCGCCATGTGGGACATGTTCGAACTCGAAGGCAGGCTGCAACGCGAAGGCTGGCGACCCTGGACGGACAGGCACGCGGACCCGTTCGCGCCGACGCGATTGGAAACCAGCCAAGCGCGTAAGGAACGACTCGAACGCCGCGAACTCCTCAAGCAACGCTTCCACATCACCGACTAGCCCCGACCGCCATCGGGGAGCCAACACCACTATCAGGATGGAGGACCCCGATGGCACAGGACATCGGCACCGTATACGTGCAGGTGGCACCCTCCGGCAAGGACTTCGGCAAAACCCTCGAAGGCGACATCACCGGCAGTGTGGACACCGCAGCCAGGAAAAGCGGAGGCAGCCTCACCGGCACCCTCGGCAAGGCATTCGGCAAAATCGGCAAACTCGGACTCGGCGCCATCGGCACCATCACCGGAGGCGTCACCGCGCTCGCCGCAAAAGGCGGCTTCACCCGCGCCCTGAACATCGAAAACGCGCAAGCCAAGCTCAAAGGCCTCGGCCACGACGCCAACAGCGTCAGCGAGATCATGAACAACGCGCTCGCCAGTGTGAAGGGCACCGCGTTCGGATTGGGTGATGCCGCCACCGTGGCCGCCAGCCTATCGGCGGCCGGCATCGCATCCGGCGAGCAGATGACCAAGGTCCTCAAGACCGTGGCCGACACCGCGCAAATCTCGGGCCGATCACTCACCGACATCGGCACCATCTTCGGATCCGTCGCCGCACGAGGCAAACTCCAAGGCGACGACATGCTCCAACTGATGAGCTCCGGCGTGCCCGTCCTCCAAATGCTCGCCAAACACCTCAACACCACCTCCGAAGACGTGTCCGACATGGTCTCGAAAGGCAAAATCGACTTCCAGACCTTCGCCGACGCCATGCAGGAAGGGTTGGGTGGAGCCGCATTGGCTGCCGGCGACACGTTCAGCGGCGCTTTGGCGAACGTGAAGGCCGCTCTCAGCCGATTGGGCGAAGGCCCCGGCAAGCTGGCGCTCGAATCGTTGCGCAAGACGTTCAACGCGGCCATTCCGGCCGTGGACGCGCTCTCAAGCCAGCTCACACCGTTCGTGGAGCAGTTGAACGGCAAGCTCACCCCGTATGTGGACAGGGCCGTCAAGCTCATCGAGCAATTCAGCCAGGGGTTGCAGGACGGCAGCATCACCGTTCAGGACATCGTCGGCAGTCTCGGCCAATTGGCCGGAGCGTTCGCATTGTTCGCCGGGGTCGGCGGCAACGTGGACAAGATCACCAACGTGTTCGACACGCTCGGCAAACTCGGTGACGGCGGGATCGGCCAGCTCACCGGAAAGCTCAAGCAGATGCCCGGCCAGCTCCAGTCGAGCCTGACGGGCCTGCAGCAGTTCAAATCGTATTTCAACAAGGATATCCGCGACGCTCTCGCCGTGGACGGCGACCCGTTCGCGTCGGCCGTCAACCGCATCCGGCAGGGCGCGGACAAGCTCACGGGCCCGTTCAGACTGCTCGGCGCGAAGATCGCGGGCTCCGATGTGGGCCAGTCGGTCGCCGGAGTGGCGGACAGGCTGGGTGTCGGATTCGGAAAGCTCACCAGCGCATTCGATTCGAACATCAAGGTGCTGGGCGTCAGGGTCGGCAACGGCTTCTCCGGTGTGTTCTCCAAGATCACGGACAGCAAGCTCGTATCCGGACTGGGTGCGATGGCGGGCAAGGTGCAATCCGCGCTGAGCCCGCTCGCATCGGGATTGGGGGACGTGTTCGGTGGCATCGGCGACATCGTGGGTCCGAAACTGCAGGCCGGATTGGGTAAGATCGGCTCCCTGTTCGGCTCGTTCTTCAGCCCCGGCAATTTCATGAAGTACATGGGCATAGCCGGCATCATCGCCGCGTTGGTCGCTGGTCTCGGCATGCTGGACCAGAGCATGCAGGGGCAATTGTTCGCGATGATAGGCCAGCTGTCCGCACAACTGCCGACACTGCTGCAGCAGCTGAACATGCAGATCACCGCCAGCCTGCCGGCCATGCTCGCGCAGGGCGCGGCCATCCTCACCGCGCTGATGAACGCGATCAGCACGAACGCACCCCAGCTGATGACCACCGCCGTGCTCATCATCACCACGTTGGTCAACGGGCTGGCCTCGCAACTGCCTACGCTGCTGCCGGCCGCGCTCAACATGATCATGGCGCTCGTCTCCGGATTGGCATCCAACGTCGGACAGCTGCTCAACAGCGGCATGCAGCTCCTCCTCGGCCTCGTGCAGGGCCTCATGAACGCGCTGCCGCAGCTCATCGCGCAGGCACCCACCATCATCGGCAACCTCGTGCAGTCGATAGCCGCGAACCTGCCACAGATCCTGCAGACGGGCGTGAAGATCCTCGTGACCCTCGCCAACGGTCTGGCCAGCGCCATACCGCAGCTGATCGGTAAGATCCCGGCCATCGTGAAAAGCATCTGGGACGCTTTCACGTCGGTGAACTGGGGCAGCGTCGGCATGAACATCATCAAGGGTATCGCCAGCGGCGTCGCCTCGGCGGCCGGCACCCTCGTCAACGCGGCCGTCAACGCCGCCAAGGACGCGCTCAACTGGGTCAAGGACAAGCTCGGCATCCATTCGCCGTCACGCGTGTTCCGTGACGAGGTCGGCGTGATGATCGGCCGGGGCATGGCCGAAGGCATCGACCGCAGCCAGGAAGTCGTCAACCGGAGCCTCGGCGAACTCGCCGATGGGCTCACGTTGGACGGCTACACGTTCGGCATGCCCACCCCCGTGATGAGCCTGCCGGCCAACGCCTGCCAGATGGTCAACGGCACGCAGTCGAACCAGCAGGGCATGCAATCCCAGTTGGACGAGCTGCTGGCCGAGGTGAAGGCGTTCCACGAGGATATGCCGTTCATTCTGCAACAGTTGGGCATCAACATCGACGGGCGGGAATTCGGAAGGGCGGTGCGACGCTATGCAAAGGCTTGAGTACGTGTGTTCCACCGGCGGCTCGATCTCGTTCGAAGGCCCCATCTACGGGGAGACGATGCCATCGTTGAGAGGACGCGCGTGGACGTACACGCTCGGCGCGCGCACCCTTACCGGGGTGGCATGGCAGGCCCGTGAACTCACGCTTACGGTGAAGGCCGTGGACGGCGAAACCCAATTGGACCGGCTGCGCATGCTCGCCGACCATGACGTGCTCGCGCACTCCAGGGACTCCACGATATCGGGCCTGCTGCGCGTGGACGACGTGTGGGAGTGCAGGGCGCTCATCACCAAAAGCGAACCGCAATCCATCACGCCGCGCATCATCGAAACCCAATTGACCGTGACCCAATTGGGCATGTGGCGACGCAGCCTGCCGACCGTCACCTATGCGCCCAGCGACCCCGACGCCTACCAGTATCTCGATCACCCGTATGACATGGACTACGATTACGGGCCGCCATCCGCCCCACCGGTGATAGCCGTGGACGGGTTGGACCCGATGCCGTTCCGCATGACCATATACGGGCCCTGCTCGAATCCGACCGTCACGATCGGCGGCAACCAGTACCGGATCACCGGTGACATCCCCGGCGGCGCTCGCGTCGAGGTGGATGCGGTGGAGGGCGAGCGTTCGGTGGCGTTCGTCAACGCGGCCGGCGACCGGGTCAACTGGTTCGCGAACGCGGAACGCGGTGCCGGCCTTGATTCCGGCAGCTACATCTTCCAGCCGTTGCCGGCGGGCCGCGCCGAAGTGAGCTGGCCGGGAGGCTACACGTTCGAGCTCACGCCCGTCGAGGAGAGGAGCGAACCACCGTGGTCAGCCTCATAGTCACCGACGCGAAGCACAAGCCGTTGCGCGCGGTGGACGACTACACGCTCGATCTCGCCTACGGCAGCGATGAGAATTCGTTCAAACTCACCTGCCTGCCGCAGCCGGAGGCCGGCGCGCTGATCATAATCGACGGCACCGAATACGGCGGGTTGGTGACCGTGCGCAACACGGACGGCAGCGTGGAGGGCCCCACCTGGCATGGCCTGCTCTCACGCCGAATCCTCCAACCCGATACGGGTCGGGATTACCTCACCGTATCCGGCGCTGCCGGCGATGTGCTCAACATGTTGTTCAAACGCATCGGATTGGATGCGCTGTTCACCGCGTCCGCACGGCACGCGGTCACCATCGGCTCCTATTCGTTCGACCGGTATACGGACGCGTACACGGGCATCCGGAAGATGCTCGCCGCCAACAATGCGAAACTCCGTCTCATCTGGGCAGACGGGCGTGTGAACGCGTATGCACTGCCCGCCGAACACTACGGCGACAGCATCGACAGTGATCTGCTCGAATTCAAGGCCTCGCTCGATAGCCAGCCGGTGAACCATCTCATCGGATTGGGCACCGGGGAACTCAAAGACCGTGCGGTCGTCCACTGGTACGCGGATGTCAACGGCAACGTGAGCCAAACCCAATCATTGACCGGATTGGCGGAACGTCAGGCCGTCTACGACTATTCCAACGCGAAACCCGACGAGCTGAACACCGAAACCAGGAAGAAGCTCATCGAACTGCAATCACAGGGCGGCGTCGAGGTCACCATAACAGACAACACGTTGAGCATGGACGTTGGCGACACGGTCACCGGCCGTGACAACCGGCTCGGCATCACGCTCACCGTGCCCGTGGCCAAGAAGATCGTGAAATCATCCGGCGGCATCCTGTCCGTGGACTACGAGTGCGGCACCGCGTCAGGCGATACGACGAGTCTCAGCGGCTCGGCGGAATCCAACGGCTCCACCGGTTCGGGCGGCTCCGGCGCGTACTACGCGGACGGGGTCACCATCACCATGCGCAACAACACGTTCAGCGCGGTCGTCACCCCTTCGCGCGTGGACGACGTGGAGAAAACAGCCAAGGACGCATACACGCTCGCCTCGAACTATTCGGCCGAAATCGGCAAGGCACAGCAGGATTCCGTCGCCGCCATCGCCGCGGCAGCCATGAACGTGGCTTCGATAACCACGGCCACGCCATTGTCCGCGAGCAGGAACGGCCAGGCCGTGCACATCACGGCAACGGAGGCCACGGCCGAAGGATCCGGACTCATGAGCGCCGCGGACAAGCGGAAACTCGACGGATTGGAGAACTACGCGCTTCCGGCCGCCACCATTGCCACGTTGGGTGGAGTCAGACCTGACGGCAGCACCATCACCGTCAATGAGGATGGCGTCATCACCGCGCACGCCACATCGACCGGCAACGGAATCCTGTTTCCGGTCGGCTACGTGGTCATGAACACCACCGGCAACAATCCCGCTGACGACTTCGGCGGCACCTGGGAGCGGCGCCCCTCATTGGGCGCGCATATGTGGGAAAGGATCAAGTAATGACACGCAACACATTGGGGCGTAGCTGCCTGCTCGAAGCGAACCTCATCCTCGTGGCCGGCGTCACCAACACATACCGGTTGCGATGGCTGCGCAGGGTCACCGACCGGCAGGGGGCCACGGTCGCAAGGCCGATGGACCTGACCGGATGGACTCCGATCATGCAGATACGCCGCGACAGGCTCATCGTGTTCGACCTGACGCCATACGTGCGATTGGACGAACACGGCTGCATCACGATCACGGTGCCCGCCGACACGACCCGAGACCTGCCCGAAGGCAGTGCCGCATGGGATCTGCTATTGGCCGCGCCGAACGGGGATACGACCCGTCTGGCGGCAGGCAGCGCGCTCATCGAATCCACCGTCAGCATGACCACAGGAAGGAGCCAATCATGATCCGCACGCTGAACGGCTGCAACTGCGACGACCTGGTCACCATCATCGACGACGCGATCGTCATGGAAGGACAGAAAGGCGAAAGCGCCTATGAGACCGCCGTCAGACTCGGCTACCAGGGCACCGAGGCCGAATGGGTCGACTCATTGCACGGCAAAGGCATCACGCTCGGCCACGGCGACCCCACCAGCCAGCTCACGGCACGTGAGGGGGACGGCTATCTGAACGCCGACAACGGCGATCTGTGGGAATACACGTCGGAACCGGACGGCTCCGAGGAAACCAATGATAAGGAGAACAATCATGGCTAACGCATGGAAGAAAATGGGTTCGCTGCGCGGCCCCGCTGGAGCGGGAGCCGACGTGGCCACCAGCAAGAAGGCGGGCGTGGTCAAACCGTCAGGCGATTTCGACATCACGGCGGACGGCACCCTGAGCCTGTACACGCCGATGAGCGTCATGAGTTTCACCGGCGGCAGCGACCATGAGATCGGTGAGACCGTGGACACCGTGAACCTCGCATGGAAGCTCAACAAGACCCCGGCCACGCTCACATTGGACGGTCAGGAAATCGTGAAGGGCGAGGACGGCCAATTCCCCACCAGCCAACCACTCACCAAACAGGCACTCAAGGCCAACAAGACCTACACGCTCGCCGTCACCGACGCGCGAGGCTCCAAGGCATCGAAAACCACCAGCGTCCTCTTCCACTACAAGCGCTACTGGGGTGTGGGCGGAAACCCGGCAGATGGCGTCGACAGCACGTTCCTGCTCGCATTGGCCGGCTCGGAGCTGGGTGATTCGAAGGCGAAGACGTTCACCGTGAACGCGGCCGCAGGCCAGTACATCTGGTATGCGATCCCACATTCGTTCGGCACGCCGACGTTCAAGGTCGGCGGCTTCGAAGGCGGTTTCAATCTCGTGAAGACGTTCGACCACACGAACGCGTCCGGAGCCACCGTCTCGTATGACGTGTGGCAGTCAACCAACGCGGGCCTCGGCAACACCACCGTGAACGCGGCCTGAGAGGAGGAGAATCATCATGTCCATCCAGCTCATCGACAAGATCAAGCAGAAGAACGACGGCAACTTCTATCTCGTTGACGCCGTGGACGTCGAATACAACAAGAAAAGCCTCATCGACGCCTTGAAGGCCGGCGACATCATTCCCGCAGGAGGCGGCACCAGTGCGGGCACGTTCCACGTGGCCAACATCAACATCGGCTCAAACACCGCGTTCGATTCCTCGAAGCTCACCCCGAGCACGGTCTCTGCCGGCGATCTGATCGTGGACGCCAACGGCGCCTTCTACACCGTGGCGAAGGTGGACGGCACCACCGTCACCCCTTCCGCCGCATTGACCGCGGATGGCGGCGGCACGCTCGGCTTCAAGGGAGCCAAAGGCGACAAGGGTGAACCCGGTGCGCAGGGTCCCGCAGGCCCGCAAGGCCCGAAGGGCGACGCGTTCACCATCGCCAAAACCTACGCCAGCGTCGCCGAAATGAATGCCGACTACAGGAACGCGGACATTCCGATCGGCTCGTTCGTCGTCATCAGCACCACCAACGTGAACGATGCGGACAACGCGAAAATGTTCGTCAAGAACGACACCCAATACGCGTTCGTCACCGACCTCTCCGGCGCGCAAGGCATCCAAGGCCCGGCAGGCCCGCAAGGCATCCAAGGCCCGAAGGGTGAACCCGGTGAGCAAGGCGAGAAGGGTGCCAACGGCACTCCAGGAGCCAAAGGCGAAACCGGCCAACGCGGCAACCGCATCACCGTAGGCGACGGAGACCCCGGAGAACCACCGGCCGACGCGCTCGCCGGCGACGTGTACATCAACCAGGCGAACGGTGATTTCTACCAGGTGCAGGACCAGTAAACCCCGCATCCCTCAAAACCCAGTCAGTCAATGCCATAACCAACCAGCAGTAAGGAGCACCATCATGGCATATGTGAAGAAACTCAACCTCACCGGCCCGCAGGGACCTCAGGGTCCGAAGGGTGCCACCGGTCCGCAGGGCCCTCAGGGACCTCAGGGTCCGCAGGGCGCGAAGGGTGACGCGTTCGCCATCGCGAAAACCTACAAGTCCGTGGCCGAAATGAACGCCGGCTACGCCACCGACGGAGTGCTCAACGGCCAGTTCGTCATGATCGACACCGGCAACGTGAACGACGCGGACAATGCGAAGCTCTACGTCAAGGGAGCCAAGGGATACACGTACATCACCGATCTGTCCGGCGCCACCGGCATGACGGGTCCGCAGGGACCACAGGGTCCGAAGGGTGAAACCGGCGCACAAGGCGAGAAGGGTGCCACCGGCGCGAAAGGCGACACCGGCCCACAGGGTCCACAGGGCGTGAAAGGCGCCACCGGAGCGGCTGGCGCGAAGGGTGAAACCGGCCCTGCCGGACCTG